CTTAGACATAGATGCCTTCTTACCTGCGCTACTCATTGTAATGTAGTCATCGGCGGCAAATGTGACATCCCCACTGAACACCTTCAGATGTTTCAACATCGCACTTATCTCAACAACACACATCCCACTCGCATAGGTATCATCACCATGGAACCAGTGGTCTATTCTACAAGCAACAGATGTGCTTGCATTCACTATTTTCAATGGTGTGCTTTCTATTAGCAACACCGCATATTCTGATAATGAACCGTTCTTCGATTCATGTCCATTGTAATACTTACCCTTTAGGTAAACGTCTTCTAAATAATCTCTTAATTTCTTTGCTTTCATTGTAAATTTCATAACCAACTCTCCTCGTTAGCGGCATCGCAAATCCCATAGTAACTGCATCCAGCACAGGTTCTTGCAAAATACTTCGTTGGGAATATCCCATTCTCATATGAATGAAGTAGTTGGGACATTCCCTTTACCACAGAAGTATAACTCCCTTTCTTCTTGGGTTCCAAATGGATGTAATTAGATGCTGGGTAATACCAACCCCAATGTGTGATAGGAATGTTCCTATCCAGCCCATGTTCCCTCAGTGTTTCTTCGGGGCAGTTCTCAAACAACAACTGATAGAAGGCCATTTCCTTCCTCATCATCGTAGTCTTGTAGTCCTTCCAAGCACCAGTCTTCAACTCCATAGGGATATAGGAACCATCCTCATGAAACATACGGTCAATGATTCCCTGTAGGTGAACAACGTAATCCCTGCTGAGGGGGAACTTCTCGTTGCCATCTGCTTCTATTGTTATCTCAGCATCAAGCATTACCTCATTGACTACTGGTATGAAGTCCTCCATCATTGACTCGGACTTGGCCTCTAGGAAGCGGTTAGCCTCAAAGATAGACATAGCCTCATACATCTCTGTATAGTCATCAATTGGATGTAGGCTCATACAGTAATTCACAAGTTCTGCATGGGAGAGGTTCTCCGCCTTCTTTATGTCGAAGGTATTGAAGAAGTCCTCCCTTGAGTTGTGAATAATAGTTCCCTTGACCATCGCCTCAGTTTGGTCTTGAGGCAATTTGTCTATGTAACTGAACTCGTACTTCTTAGGACACCAATTGTAAGAACCGAATGAAGACTTGGTAATCTTCAGTATCGGCTCCTCTGGGTTGTCATAGTTCTCCGGTTGGAACTGATAGGTATATTCTCTCATAGTTCTCCCTTCTTTAATGAAGGAAGACCCGTCCAAACTACCTCACCATTCTTAATCGTCAAAACGGTGTTTCTTGTTCCAATCAGTTCCGGTTTAACCGCACTTGCTTCTATCAGAGCAGTAAATACAGTTTCCGTCTTACTAATCTTCCTTTCCATTCTTATTGTAGAAGTAAAGATGTCCTCTGTTGAATCGTGCCAATTGGCAATGATACCAACGGGGCTACCATCTACATACTTCTCCTTTGAATGGGCAATCACAATCCTATGACAATCCATCTCTAGAATCTTCTTGTGTAAGAAGTTCTTGTATGGTGTGTTCCTATCTCCCCATACGAAAGGCAACTGCTTGATTACCGTATCAGCATCAAGGTTGTGCTTTATCCTCATGTATGTCTCACATACATCAGTGAGGAACTTATCAGCACCATCTATAATCACTGCCTTTAGTTTTCCATTCTCTAGGTGTGACATTGCTTCTTCATAGTGCATCTCTGCATTATGCTTAGTAGCCTTGATATCAACAAGGGTGTCTGGGTGTCTCTCAATGGGATTGAATACAACTAGGTTCTCTGTGTTGTCGTAATGGTTCCTCTTTACGTCAATGAACCTATTGTCATAGTCCCATACAAAGACATGCATACCATTCGCTATATCCTCCTCTGTGAGTAGGTCTGCCGCTAAAGCAGATTTGGCGGTTTTGGGTGCGCCCCAAATCCCACAACACAGATAGTTCGTATCTCTGTCTTGTGCCGCCTTTCTCTTAGCGAGATATGCCTCTCTTCCTAATGCGAAAGAGCCTTGTGTCTTTTCAGTCGTTGTTGTTGCTTCATTTGTCTTATTCGTTGTCCACGCCATCTTCATCACCATTTTCATAATGCACCAATCTATTTCCACAGGTGCGTAATATTTCGTTCAAATCATTATACGATACTTTCAGCCTTACTTCCTTACCGGATAGAGTATGGAGTTTAACCCAGAACTCTCCAGTTTCATGATTCTTCTTCCAAGTCACGAAATCAATGTTTCGTGCTGGGATAGAATAACTCCCCCCATGTATCACAGGGTCATCATCAGTGTAGGCACTGATGTGATACGATTTGTAATATCCCTTGCTCATGAGAAAAACCAATCCGTTTCTTCTTCCTCTGTGAACTCAATAGCCTCTGGGCTTCCGCCTCTTGACTTGAGCGCGTGTATTCCTGTGACGTTTATAGTCACGTTCTGTAATACGCCTTCGTTATCAGAGGATTGTGATGTTCTACCAACAACTACCACGTTTGAACCAATCCCGAAATCGATATCCATGTGCGGTGGTATCCAACAAGTAGTGCCACTCCATCCATCTCCATCGAAATCGAAGTCAGTGTTCAGGTCATCAAGAGTTAGAATCCTGTTACCGTTCTTAGTGGGAGTCATGTTGATACTAGTCACACTACCATCAGTAAACACGAACCTATCCTGATATTTCTTGTTCGCTACAGTGCTATGGAACCTATCAAGGTCAATTAGTGGACTGTAGTTCCCTTCTGAATGTTCCATCAGGGAATCCTGAATAGACACATCAGATACATCTACCTGTCCATCAGTCATCTCATGGTTGTATACGAGAGAAGCAGTGGTCTTGTCTGTCACACCGTGTATCTTCTCACTGTCATTTGAGTTGATGATGCATGTGAAATGCACGAACTCAAACGTCTTCGGATTGAAGTCTACGCTATGTGGTCCCTTGTAGTTGAAGTAGTATTTCCCTAGTGTGCCGTTGACTTCACCCACGAAGACACCTGCTCTACGGAACTCGGACTTAGCCAGTGGCTTTCCGTAGTTCTTGTTTACGAAAGTACCGTACTTCTCTGTTGCATCTAGTGGGACTAGATACCTACCATCGTCTAGTTCTACATGGTTCTCAGGCAACTTACCGAAGACGCGAATTACCTCTTCGCCATCCTTCATCATCTGTCCCTCGTACTTGTCTCCCGTCATAGGTGTGAACAATGCAACCTTACCTAGTTCATAGGTAGTGTCTGAATCTCGGTGATAGTCACCTACGATTCTATCTCTTTGTATTGCCATCATGTCCCTAGCCTCGTCTAGAGAGATGAAGAAACCAAATGCTGACTTGAAGAAGTCATCATCGCCAACAGTTGCTGGCCTCTGTTGTGCTAGTTTAGCACCAGAGAAGTATTGTCTCCATAGTCCTCTAGCCAGAAGCGGGTCTTTTGTGACATCAATCTGGTTCTGCGAACAGATATCATTGAACTTGGCTTCGGCCTCCTTTTCGTTCATGCCGAGTATATCGGCGGCTTTTCTTATTTCATTCATTATTGTTTCATCCATTTTTATTCCTTCCTTTTTCTTCTTTCGTTTATGATTTCCAACAGGGCTTCTGCACTAATGACCACACCGGCCAAAATCCAAAAGGTGTCGGAATCTAATTGTAAATACCCTGCCATGTTAAGCAGTGGTAGTAGTATTAGGAGCATTCCTCCTACTAGTATGATTTCGTATCTCAGCATTATGTGCTTGAAATCATCTATGTCTGTCTTTCCGTCTTTATTAAAATCAAATATTTTTCTCATCTTACCATCTTCTTCTATTATTATTATCCATCATTTTGTATATTGCTCTAATTATCACGAATATGAATAATACCTCAAACCCGCTCATATCATCTGTCCTATCATCCAAGAAGCCAACACTTTAGGAGTCATACTTGAACTCCTCCACTCTGCTTCCCCGACAACACGAAGTAATTTGAACTTTTCATTGCTAGTCATATCTGTCTTTATGATAGTATCATGCAGACCGATGCATACGGTCTTCATCTCTATTGAATCGTAAAGTAAACTATGCACCTTTTCCACCGCTATCGTATATTTATTCTCATTGACTAATTCTAATATTTCTGTGTAAGGTAACAGTTGTTTGTCTATCTGGTTGACGAGGCTCGCTCTGCTAGAAACCGCCGCTTGGAGTTCCGTCAGCCCCCTTCTAACATCTCCATGTAGGGACTCTATGAAGGTTTCCAATTCCTCCTCTTTTATGTGGTGTACCTCTTCTGATACTAACACATTAGTCAGTACATGGTGAATGTGGTGACTACCCAATCTCTTGAAAGAATAGTTCGCACATCTAGAAATCAAGGGGTGTATGATTCGGTGTCTATCATTGCAAGTTATGATGAACCTACAATTATCAGAGTACCTCTCCATAATTCTCTTCAATGCATTCTGCGCATCTCTAGTCATACCATCCATCTCATCGAGAAGTATAATCTTGAAAGGCGCGTCACCTATCTTACTAGTAGATGCAATCTCCTTAATCCTAGTTCTAACAGTCTCAAGTTTCCTATCATCTGAAGCGTTGATTTCAAAGAAGTTTGACTTCACATCGTCCCTCAACATATCATTCGCTAGTGATATAGCCGCCGCAGTCTTACCTACTCCCGCTATACCATACAATAGGACATTGGGCATCTCTTGATTCATTACCCAATGTTCCGCGTCCAAAGTGAAATCCATTTGGCCGATAATCTCGTTTAGTTTTCTTGGTCTATATTTTTCTGTCCATAACATTTCTTATTCCTCCTCATCTAATT